TCATAGCATAAGGAATAAATCCAACACTCCAAGCCTTTAAAATAGCAGGCTCAGATTCATACATAGCTTTAATATCTTTGGCAAGTTGTGTTTTATCATGAAAATGTGGCTCAAAAACTAACTTATTACCTTCAACTCTAATATTTTTAGCAATCCCAATAGTAAATTGAGGTGCGTGCTCATGCCCAGCTTGTAAAACTGGATTTTTTTTAAATTTTACTAAATCCCAATCTTTTATTTTTAAACTATCACCCATTCTATCCTCATTTTCTGTAGAGGCAATAGCAAGAAGTCTACCACCTTTTCTTTTTGTAGTAGCTTCTAAAAACTGTTTAGTATCAACAACTTTTTTCTTTTTCTTCATATATTTATATTAATTTTTAATTTAAAATTCCAGATATTTTTAATGATGAAATTTTAATATTATTTATATCTACTTCTTTGGAATAATCTTTTACATAATTTAGACTTATAAATCCTATCAGCGTATCTTCTTCAAAATTAAATACTGGACATGCTACTACTTGCTTTACTCCCTGTAACTCAAGATAATTTTTAATAGTATTTTCATTTTCTTCTGTTGTATTTTGATTTATACATTCATTTTTTAAAAACTTTTCAACCCATTTATTATAATTATCTAATGGTATACTTTGTAGCCTTTCTATTTCCTTACTTATACCTTCTGCTACAACTTCATTTACATTAGATATATAAAAAAAATGTTTACCAAAAAAATCAGATTGACTATTATGAAATTTAAATAAACGTACCCTATCTGCTCCAGTATCTTTCATTAATCTTTCAAACTCATTTTTAATATATTCATTCTCACTTACAGATTTTATAAGACCTTCTTGTAATTCATTAGAAGTTGGACTAACAATTTTAGATATATTTTCTATTTTAACATAAGCAAAAAATGTAAATAGAAACATTAAAATCATAAAACAAACAAAAACAAATGTTAATATAACAGCTCTCCACCTCGTTTTACAAAAAATAGTAAATCTCTCAAAAGTTTTTTCAATATTACTTATACCATTGTCATCAAAAGTAATTAATTTCATAAATTAATATTATTTCTTATTATTTCTTATTGAACCGAATACTGGTATCTGTTTAATACCAAGATAAAATCCTACTATAGCCCCCATAAGGACTTGTAAATAACGCATATCAACTTCCGTTGGATTATAGAAAAAACTTGCTAGTCCTACAACTACTATAACTATAGAAATAATTCCAGCTGTAATTTCTTTTATTAATTCTTTTTGCATATATTTTAAATTTAATTAATAAATATATTATCTTCCAGCTTTAAAAACTGGCACTATGTCACATGTACAATTAGGATGCAAAGGAGGATTTACAGTATCAATATAATCATAAACTGTATCTTCTATCATATCACCTTTACTAATAAAAGCTTCACCTAAAGAAATAATTTTACCATTTAATAAGTCACATTGTCTGCACGATTTAGTCCCAGTTATCCATTCTTTCTTTGCAATTATACCTGATTTTATAAAAGCTTTTTCGTTAGCAAAAATATTTATTCTTGAAGTTTCTGTTTTTGAAATTACATTTGCTCTGCTATCTATATTACTAAACACATTAGAAACTCTTTTTTCTATATCTTTTATACCTTCATCATTTTTTAATCCTAGTTCTATTTCTTTCTTTAATAATTTGTTAGTAGTTTTTGTAACTTCTTTAGACATTAACCTACAATAATTTGATAATTCTTTATTTATTCCACTATCATTTATATCAATTTTCGTATTTAAACCAAGTAACTCTAAAGTTTTATTAGCAGATTCTTTAAACAACTCATTAAAAATAGGCATAAATTTCTTTTCAGCATTGTCAGCTTCATCTTTCAAACTTAATTTTATTTTACTAAAGTTCAAACTTTTTACGTTAAGCTTATTAGGATCTAATAAATTTCTTTTTCCTTTTGTTCTACAACTTTTCTGTTTATTCAATCTTTTTGTAACTTTATCTTGTTGTTCTTTAAAAATCTTTATCTGTTTATCTTTTACATTTTTTACGTAACTTTTAAATAAATTATATTTAGCTTTTCTAAATATTTCTTTATTCTTATCAGATAATTGTCTAACATTTTTCTCTTTTTTTACTATCTCCACTGCTTCTTTTGTTGTTTTTTTATTCTCTACATTTACAATTTTTTTAACTATATCATTTACTATTCCTATACTTACTATTTTTTCTTTCTTTAACTTATTGTTTTCATTATCTATATTATTATTAATTTTTTTTAATATTTTATCAGAAATTATTTTATTTAATTCTTTTTCTTTTTCTTTATTTTTACATTTCTTTTCCAATTTTCCATCTTTCATTTCCTTTTTTATCATACTTTTTACTTCATTCTGAACATTAAATACTTTTTTATCAAAATCTATTAACTCTGGATTTCTAGCATGTATTCCTCTCAATCTATCTATATTAATATTTTTAAAGGACTCATGACTATAATAACCATTTTTTACTTGTTTATCATTATTATTATCGTTATTATTATCATTATTTTCTGGAGAAGAATTTGCTTCTACATTACTAGCTGGTGCTAAATTTAATGCCAACCAAGGTTCATCAAAACCAGGCATTGGTTTCATACCTTCCTTAGCTCTAACCTCATTCACAGTCAACCAACCGTATAATAATCCATTTTGATAACTTTTAAGAGTAGCTTCTTCATCTTCTGATACAGGGTTTACATAATCAAAAAACATATTTTCAGTATCTTTGAACATTGGTAAATAGAATTCATTTAACTGTTCAACAATTCTTTCCATCTTTGGTTTTATTGTATATTTAGCAAAAATATGCTGTGCACTCTTAGCACTATTACTATGAGCACTTATTTTTCCATTTCTTCTTGTTATAAATAAATGATTTTCAACTTCAAAACACCAAACTCTACCACTATAATTTATTATATTTTTATAATCGTTTAAACTATGATACTTTCTATCACTTATAAGAACAACATATAATATTTTTCTATTTTCACGATTATCATATTTGACTGAAATAGATACAGAATATCCAAGCTTTAATGCAATTTCTTGTACATCATCTGCTAATTGCTTTGATGTTGTGGCATAATTACCACTATTTCTGTCATCTCTTTTATCCCAACTTCCGTCGCCAAGCATCAAGGCATCAAACAATATTCTTATTTGTCTTTTATTTAAATTTTTAAATTCTACTGGTATTCTTTTTACATCACATCCATCTCCACATTTTTCTCTTAACCAACTATTTACTGCCTTACCATAGACATTCCAATATGTGACACCAGTATTTATTTCATATTCGGTATAAGAAAAACTAGTCTTTTTTAAACAATTTCTAATCTTAGAAATATTTTCTTCACTCTTTTTCTGACAAACTGTATGAACATATCTAAAATTAGGAGAAGTCTCTTTTAACATTCCACCTTCTGATATAAAATAACCTAAATATTCTAAGAGAACATCACCATTAATAATAACCTCATCTGACAATGTTTTATTATTTGCTGTAAGACCTTTTTTAACTTTAGGAATTACAAACTTATCCAACTCGTTTATATTATCATCTTTATATCCAAAACTTGCCACAGTATGTATTACATCGTTATCAACGTTTTTTATCTCATCAAACTTATATTCGTCTATTCTAGGTGTTTTATACCATATTTTATGATTTAGAGTAATCATAGCATCAACATTCCGTGTCTTCATATGAACCATTTCTCCATCATAATCATAAACAAACTTATTATCTGGAACATGATACTCTATTTTATTAGTTTTCTGATTAACTGTAGCTATTTTATCTTCTTTTTCTACTTCCCAATATTTTTTAAAACCATTTTCAGTTAAAACCTCAGTGTCTTCAGAATGACAAGCATAATTCACACCTTCTGTTTGAGCAACAATAGCCTTTGGTACTCTAAAAATAGCTAAAATTTTATCTCTACCAAACTTTTGCTGTTCTATAAAGCCCATATCAGTTTGATTGTAACCAAATTTAGTTACATCCATATCACCAAATAAAACCATTATTTTATGTGATTTATCAACACCCTGATGTGCTACCTTTATACTATCTTTTAACCTGTCTTTTTGTTCATCATCAAGTTGGTCCATGTTATTCACAGTAAGAACAACATCTGGTCTAGCAGAATTTTTGAAAAAATTATGGTTCCATTTTTCAGCTTCATCATCTATATCTACTATTCTAGCTGCGGCTTCTAACGGACTTCTACCTCTAAATGGATTAACTGGATCAGGATATTTAAGAAATATAATTTCATCTACTCTTAATGATATTGTTTCACCATCATCTAAAGAATATGTATATCCAGATATAATTTTCTTTTTATCAGCTATTGGGTTTAATCTGTCTGGTCTTAAAAAATAAATTGCTATTGGTTCTCCATCTTCATTTTTTTCAATAAACCAAGGAGCTTCTCCAGCTAATTCAAGATACACATCTGTCAACCAAAAATGATCAAACTTACTTGTAAAATCATTTACTTTATATAAAAGATCTAAAGCTCTGTGGTCTTCTACTTCAACAACCTCACCATTATCCATTTTAAATAATTTTAATTTTATTCCACCTATTTCATCAGCTATAGCAGTTACAGATGCATATACCCATCCACTCATAGCCTCTAAATATTTCTTTTTACTAGCACTTGTGGATAAATCATAACCATAATTATCCACTTCATACCCAGTAGGTCTTCTTTTTGAACTTTTAGTTTCTTCTTTTTTTAACCCGAAAAAATTTTTAATTGAATCTATAAATTTCATAATTTTTGTCTAATATAAAATAAAAAACGCCCCAACACAGGTAAAACTTGAATAGTTTGACACTTGTGTCAAGGCATTTGCTTTCTCACTTGTTCTCGTAAGAAACAAGATATATCAAAACCTTTTATATATTATATCATATAAATGATATTTTTGTTTAATTTGTTATATATGATTATTTATACTATATCACATAATGGCATATGTAGTCAACACTTAACAAGTATCCTCATTAATACTATCTAAATATTTCTTTATATTTCTTTTATTATGTAAAATTAATTGCTCTGAAGTCAATTTTTCCTTACAATTCATACATTCAAAAATCTTACCCCTAGCTAAAAAAGGTACTTTTGTCTTTATCACTATTGATGAACAACGTTCTCTTGGACAATACCAAATATACTCAATTTTTTTAGTCATTATTTTCTGTAATAAAAAATTATTATTAAGTTTATACGAAATCCTTAGATATTCTCCTTTATTATATAATTTATTTAACCATATAACTTTTATCCTAAAAATTAAATTCATTTTTTTGTTTTTTCTATATATTTTATAAATTCTTTATATTCTTCAACACTCTTTTCAACCAACCATTTTTCTTTTACTTCTTTCATTCTCTTAACATTTTCTTTTGTCCTACTTTTTTCACTCATAAATTTCTTAAAATCTTCTGGAGAACTAGCAACTGGTAAACCCAAACACCAAGATATCAATGTTTTATTATTACTTTTATATTTCCACTTACCATCTTTAGAAGTAGGATTAACAGCTATATCTCCTTTTATAATATCTGAATAAGCTGTTTCTCCTTTCCATTTATAGAAGGATATATTAATATTCTGATTAGGAAAAGAAGCAAAATTCTTATCAGAAACTATTATTAAATCTAATTTATTCTTTATTAAAAAATGTACAACAGGTTTTAATATTTCTGAATTTTGAGAATATCCAAACCAAACAACACTTTTTGCTTCTCCTTCGTGTACTTTTTTAAATTTAAAATCTTCTAAGTCAACTCTATCTGGAATACATTTTACAGGTTTTTTAGTAAATTTTCTTATCGATTCTGCCAATTCTTCAGTGGAAGTAGTAATTCCATCTACTTCTTCTATCATTTCTTTTATTCTATATCCCCAACTTAACCAATCTGGATCGCAAAGATCAAGAATTTTAATTCCTTTAAATAATTTAGCATGTTCTACCCAATAACATTTTTGATAAATTACAGTATCATATTTTCTACCCTGTACAAATATTTCAGATTCATCCCAATATTTATTAACCCAAAATGATCTTATTTTACTACTTCCTATATTTTTTCTTCCTTCATATATTTCCCAAGGTAGTATAGCTATTTTTTTATTACTCATATTTTCTTTTATAATATTATATTATTTTATCAATTATTCCATACTTAAGAGCTTGCTGTGATGATATAAATATATCTTTATTAGAATCAAAATACTTCTTTATGTCAACTTCTTTCATTTTTGTACTTTCTTTTACCATTTCAATTAATAAATTATTAATTCTTTCAGTGTCTTTTGAATCTTCTTTAATTTGACTATTTTTGTTATATCCTAACTCACATGATACTTCATGAAGTAATATATGAGAATGTTTATATGCATATCGATAACCATTAGTACCAGATAGTAATAACATTGCTCCAGCACTATATGCTTTTCCAATTGCAATAGTTTTTACTGGTTTATCAATTCTATCAATTAAATCTACAAGTGGAAATAATGACGTTATTTTACCACCACTACTATTAATATAAATAGTAATCTCATCTACAAGTTTATTTTTAGATGCCTTTTCTAAGTCTAATAATATATACTCAAGCAATTCATCAGAAAAGTCTGAGTTAATAAAAAATACACCGTTCTTTTTGTTTTTAATGTTTTGCTTAATATTTTCTTCTAATAATTTTTTATTTATTTCTTTATAGTAATTACAATTTTTCATAATTTATTTTTTTAATTTATAAGTTTCAATAACAGAATCAATACATTCTCTCCACTCATCACGATATCGTTTTCCATCAAATAATTTTAAAGCAGTTTCACGTCCTTTTTGACCAATTTTTACTGCTCTATCATAATTATTAATTAATCCTTCAACTAAATTAGCTATATATTCAGGATTTCTTATAGCTTTTAAACCATTTACACCATCTACAATAAATTCTTCAGCATCTTGATTGAAAGTAGTAATAACACAACAACCAGAAAACATAGCCTCTGTTCTGCTCCTAGGCATAGGACTTTCTTTTGTTGGATTAAAATAAATTAAACTCCTACCTAAAAATTTTCTATATTCATCCCAACCACCAAATTTTGCATCTACTGTAATATGGCAATGATCTATAAATCTATCTGCTAATTCTTCTTTTACTGCTTTTAAAAATATTCTATCATAATATTTATCCAAACCACCTGGACTAATCATTGTTACCACCCTTGGCTCTTTTGGTAGATCATACCACTCTTCTTTATCCAAACCATGCCATATAGTTTTAGCACGAATATCATTCTTGAACCCCCATTGTTTTTGTGCTGTTTTTGAATTAAAAATTATACAATCAAAATCTTTCACAGAATGTTTAAACGCCTCTATTAATTCACTACTCATTCCTATTTGTTCTTTATCAAATATTCCAGATTCATATTTTTTTTTATTAATATCACATGGAAACATTTCTGGATAATAAGGAGTACCATGCATAATAACTATTTTAGGAATATCTTTTATAACTTTATCTACATCTCTAAAAAGAGAACCTTTACCTCTTTCCCACAAACTTTCTTCCAAACATTGCTGGTCTAAGTGAAGTAACGCTAAGTCATATTTTCCTTTTTCATAATGAGGAACAAATTCCATACCATAATTTTCTATCGGTCCTCTTGGCATTTCAGCAAATGTTCTTCTATGATTTACCAACCAAAAAAATTTAGTATTAGGTATTTTAGATAATTCATACTGATGGGAAAGTCAAAGATGCCAAACATAATTAAATACGTTTATAGTATTTAAATGTTTGGCATCATTTCCTTTCTTGTTTACATTATTTTTCATAAATAAACTTTAATTATAATTTATTATTTTAATCTATTGTGTTCTCTATCGGTCATTAATTCCAAATTATCCTCTCTATTATCTAATCCATTACCATTCTTATGATGAACAACCTCATTTTTTTTTAACTTACGACCAATCATTTTTTCCATTATTATTCTATGTTCAACAACACTTTTTCCATCTTTAGTAATAGTTTTATAAATAATATTTCTACTACCAGATTTTCTTTTACTTATACCATTATTATAATTCCATGGTCTTTTTCCAAACATAGGATTTCCTTTTCCTTTTCTATCCTTACTTAATTTTTTAGCATTATCCAAATTAACACATTTCTTTGAGCAATACTTTTTCTTTCCTTTTAAATATGGATATTCATAATATTCTTCACCACAAAATAAACAATTTTTATACTCACCTTTTGGCATATAATTATATTTAATAAGTTATAATATAATTATAGCATAATTCTTATTGATGAGCAATTTTATATCTTTAGCTCTTTAATAATTTAAGATAGTTAAGCTCTATTTTATTTTTGATTTATAAAATACTATTTCATACTAAATTTCAATACTAAAAATTAATAATTAATACTTTGGAGGTTTACAATAATTTCCAGGAAAAGCATTAGGAGTTATATATTGAATTGGCTTATCAAATTTTATACCAATTTTTTCCAACTGTTCTCTTGTATTATAGTAGATAATAAATTTAGCAGAACAATAATCTACTTTATTAAAATCTACCGATCTTGATAAACTATTCTTATTATCTCCAAATCCAGTTCCTATAGATTTGCTTGACATCATAGCTACTCTACATTTTTCACTATTAATATTTTCTGCTTGATAATTATAACTAGTACTATCGCTAGAATCACTAAAGTAATTATAACTATTTTCACATTTTGTATCTGGAAAAATATAAGTACTTTCAGAAGTACCTTCACAAGTACCAGTACAAAAATTATTTCTATAAATTATTTTTTCCTCAAAAATTTTTACACCCATTACTCCAACATTACCTTTACCAATTTTAGTAGAATAGGATTTACAATTTTCAGAGAAATAAAATTTTGCTACATCTTTATCACTTACTCTCCATCCATCTATAATAGTCGAACCAAAACCATCTATAATATATCCAGGAGAAATATCACTGCCATGTTCACCGTCTACAACAGATAGACCGTCAACTGTAACGATAGCTACAATTCTTGAATAACCATTATTTTTTATTTTTATTTTAAACTCAGAATTTATTTTACCTTCTAAAAAACATTCTCCATTATGATAATATTCTTTAAGGCTTTTTCCATTTACAATAATTTGAACTTCGTAGTTGCTTTTTAACATATTTTTTAGTTAAAAATAGAGGGACTTCATGCCTTATAAAAGGACTTCATGCCCAAAACAACTGATCTTAAATTATTAAAGAGCATACAGAATTAATGATTTGAACCATGATACATTTTATGCAATAGAAATTTCATATCTATAATATGTTGTCTTCTTTCATTATTTTTACTAGCCTTCATCAGTGATGTAGAACGTGCATCTTCAATATAATTAAAAGAACAACCCTGTGCTATCCACCTTGTTCTTACCTCTTGAGACATACCTCCATACTTATTTATTCTTTCGTTAAACATCCCAAATTTAATAAATGATTTTCTTTTAACAGCACTGAAATTTTCTATAAAACTTCTTTTACCAGCATTATCTTTATTACCAAATACCCATACGTTATCGCTTAAAGAATCTAATGATGTAGAAAATATTAACAAAGCATTATCATCTGGTAATAATCTGCTATCTAAAAATACTAAATATTCTCCCTCAGATTCAATGACGGCTTTATTTCTAGACATTCCTAAATTATATCCATCTAATCCAGTTATAACTAACTTTATAGTAAAATCATTAAATTTTTCTTTTAACTCTTTTTCCCAATCAATCATATCTTTAAAAAATTTTGCATCCTCATCTACACCAATCACAACTTCAAACTTTTTATAACTTTGATGTTTTAAATTATCTAAAATCTTTTCTGTTTGTTCTTTTCTTTCTAAAGTAGTCGGAATAATAATAGATATTAATTTTTTTTCATTATCAATAGCATTATTATATAATCTTGAATACTCATATGCCATCTTTCTATCTGTCATATTTTTTACAGTATTCCAACCACCAGTTCTTAATTTTTGTCTTAATTTCTTATCTTTCATTACTCTATTTATGGCTCTTTTTAAAGCAACTTTATCTTCGAAAGGAATAACTATGCAATTTTCTCCATCTTTAGCTATATCTCTAGCTACTCCACTCAAAGTAGTTATGACAGGAACTCCGCAAGCCATTGCTTCTAGATAACCAAGGGTGCCTTCTTCGTACCCATCCTTTGAATTTCCAACATAACAAGTAAGATTTCTATAATAATTAACCCTTTCTTCATCCTTGCATCCCATAAAACTAAAATTTATATTTCTTTGGCCTTCTTCGCTAATAGTACGCCAATAGACTTCTTTTTCATGTCTACCCATAAACATAACTGGATAACCTAATTCAAGTGAAGTTTCAGTTATTTCTTTCAATCCTTTCCATGGTACTATTCTTCCAGCATATCCTACAAATTTTTCTTCTTGCTCTTTATCACTATAAGTAAAATAAGATAAATCAATTCCATGATTTATAACTATTATATTGTCTCCATTTTGTTTACATTCATCGACAAGATAGTCTTTACATTTATTAGTGTGAGTAACTATATAGTCAACTCCTATCTTTTGCCAATCAGCTTCACGCAACGCTTTAGTTCTTTGGTTATGGTGCACTAAAATAATAACTTTTCTACTTAATTCTGGTAAGGCTTTCAATAACTGAGAACAAGATCTATAATATTCAAAAACTATTATATCTGGGTTGAATTCGTTTACTTCCTTTAAAAATTTTTCTTGAACGATCTTTTCACCACAATCTCTTGGGTGATAAGCAACTATCTTCATATTATGGTGTGGATTATATTTAACTTTTACTTGTGCGAGTTGATCTATCGCCCAGCCAAAAGTATCTACAACTTCTAATATACGCATACATTTTTGTTATAATTAAATTTATTAAAATATTTTTTTTCTCCTTTTTTTCTAGAATTTACAGCATCTAATTTATTATTATAAATACCTAAAAAAATTCTTTTTTGTTTTTTACAAATTTGAGCAATCCACTTTTTTCTACTTTTATCATAATGGACTCCTTTTATACCAGATGTATTATTTATA